CAATTATTTTTGAAATTTCATTAATTGAAATTATAAAACTAAGAACTTTTGATACATTCGTAAAAAAACAAAATGAATCTGGTTTTTTTGTAATTTTAAATATTGATGAAGAAGATATTCAAAGAGAAGGGGGTTATCCTTTAGCTAGAAAAACATTATCAGATATACATAGAAAATTGATAGCTAAAGGCGCCTTGGGTGTTGGTTGGGTATTAACTTTTCCACAAAATTCAATTCATCTTGCCGATATAAATGATGGTGATAAAGATTTTGCTGATGCTCTTTGTTATGGTGGAAGTGTTTTAGCTATGTTTGAAGATAATAGTGCAAACTATCCAAAAACTTCAGGTACTATCATTCTTGGTGAAGATAAAGGGGGAATAAATTCTACTGGAGTTATAGAGAATATAAAAATTTTAAAAGATTGTGCTAATCAAGGAATCGCAGTAGCTCCGACAGAAATAGATAATTTAGTAAGAAGGATTCCATTACTTCTTAGAACTCCTGATGGTTTTGTTTCTAGTTATGGAGCAGAAGTATTGAAAGTCCTTTCAGGAAATAATTCTTATATTATAAAAACTAATGATAATGGTATAGAAGAAATAACTGTTCAAGGCTTACCACCAGTAAAAACTGATACATTAGGAAGAAAATGGATTTCTTGGGTTGATACCAAACAAACCACTTTGGAAGAAATGGATGTTGAAGGGAGATATGTTTTTGTTGGATTTACAGCAAAAGGTATTATGCCACAAATAGCCGTTCCTAATAATTTATTAGAACCCCATAAAATTCAAGCGGCTTTAGCAGAATCAATTTTAATAAAAGATTCGCCTTTCATTCCAGATTACGCTAAAGGTTTAGAAACAATTATATTTATAGTCTCAGTCCTCCTATGTTGGTTTGTATTGCATTTGTTTGGTATAACCTATGGAATCGTATTAAGTACAGTTTCAATGCTTTCTGTAGGATTTTTAGGTTTTACATTAATACAACGAGGTATCTTGATTGATGTAACTTGGACACTAATCTCACAATTTATAACTGGATCTACGGCTTTTTATTTAAGATTTAGGGAACAATATAAATTGAGAAAAAAAATTAAGGGACAATTCGGTAAATATCTAGATAGTAGAATGGTACAAAAACTTATTGATAATCCTGAATTATGCCAAGTACATGGAAAGAAAACTGATTGTTCAATTATTTTCACCGATTTAAGAAATTTTACGAGTTTATCCGAATCTGTAGATGCTGAAATTGTTAGCTACATAATGAATAATGTTTTAGATGTTCAAGTAGATGCTGTAAATAAATATTTCGGTGTCACTGATAAATTTATAGGTGATGCAGGGATGTTCCATTGGAATACAATAATCCCACAACAAAATCATCATAATTTAGCTTTGAAAGCAGCAAAACAAATAGAAAAAAATATTCAAACACTCAATAAAAAATTTTTAGAAGAAAATCTTCCTTTAGTTAAAATAGGCATTGGAATCAATTCTGGTATTTGTAATGCTGGAAATTTTGGGGCAAAAGATAGGTTTGCTTTTAGTTTGATAGGAGATCCTTGTAATATAGCAGCACGCTTAGAATCTAGTACGAAGAAATTAGGTGTTCAGACTTTAATAGGTGAGGAGACTGCCAAATATTCAAAATTTAAGTTAAAATTACTTGAACCTTTACAAGTAAAGGGAAAAAAGAAAAAGTTAAAAGTGTATACATGGGCTTAGGATATAAAATAAGTATTGCTTTAGGAGCAATTTTAATAACAACAATTTCTGCTTCAGCTTGGTATATTGATAGATTACAAGATAATATTTCAACATTGAAAGCAAATTCAGTTATTCTTGAAACTCAAATTAAAGAACAAAATGAAGCGATCCAAAAACATCTCAAAAATGCTGAAAAATTACAACAAGCAAATAATAAACTTTCTTCGCAAAACGCAGAAACGCAAAGAGAAGTTACAAAATTAAGACAAACTTTCGCAAAACATGATCTTGATAGATTAGCAATAGCAAAACCGCAATTAATTGAAAATACAATTAATAGAGCTGTTGTCAAACTTAAAGAAGATTTAATAGAAATAACAAATCCTCAGCAATTTGATAAAGAATTTATAGATGAAAATTAATCTTTTTATAATTTTTTTGCTGATAATTACTACAACTAGTTGTAGTATGATCCCAACACAAACAAAGCCAGTAGAAGTTGTAACAATTCCAAAACCAATTCCACTATATCATCCACCACTTCCCATAGAATTACAATTAGTTGATGTTGATTGGAGTGTTATAACGCCAGAAATAATGAAGATATATTTAGCAGAATTAGAAAACGGTGATGCTCCAGCAACGGCATATTATTCATTGACAAGTAAAGAATATGAAAATTTATCAATGAATATGGCTGAACTAAAAAGATATATCCAAGATTCTTTACATATCATTGAATTTTATAGAGATTATGATGCAGAAGTGCAAGATGATGAATAATTTGCTAAACTTAATTTTTTTCAAAATAGGGGGTAACTTATGTTTGGAATGATAGGCGAGTGGCTAGGAATAGTCACTGGTGTTGTATGTGCAGCTTCAATAGTTTGTGCTTTAACACCAACACCAAAAGATGATCAAATGATCAGCAAACTATATAAAATTGTTGAACTATTAGCAATTAATATAGGAAAAGCAAAACAGTAGTTTATGACATCTAAAGTTGAACCGTTCATATATAATGCAATTTTAGAGAGAGTTGTGGATGGTGATACTATTGATGTAACACTGGATTTGGGATTCAATGTATTTCTGAAAAAACAACGCTGCAGGTTGGCAGGGATAGATACTCCTGAATCCAGAACTAGAGATTTAGCAGAAAAAAAACTTGGATTACAAGCAAAAGAAAGACTCACTGAATTATGTGGTGAGAAACTTAAGATTAAATCTTTAGGTAGAGGAAAATTTGGAAGAATTTTAGCTATCCCATATACAAAAGATGATGAAGATATTTGTAAAATGCTTATTGAAGAAGGTCATGCTGTTGAATATTGGGGTGGAAAAAAAAATAAAATCTGGGGGGATTATTAAAATGCAAATATCAAAAGAGGGTATTTCTCTAATTAAAAAATTTGAAGGTTGTCCAACTGAAACTATAGATGGAAAAACCATGGCGGTTTCATACAGGTGTGCAGCTAATAAACCAACAATTGGATTTGGATCTTTGCATTTAATAGATGGAACTCCTGTAAAAGATGATATGAAAATATCATTAGAAGAAGCTGAAGAATTATTAGCAAAGGAGTTAAAAACATACGAAAATTATATAAATGAAATGGTTAAGGTTGATATAGATCAAAATCAATTTTCGGCTTTAGTTTGCTGGTGTTTTAATATTGGTCAAAATGGAGCAAAGAGTAGCACGGCCATTAGAGTTTTAAATGAAAAAAAATTTGAGAGAGTTCCAGCAGCTATGAAAATGTGGAATAAGATTACAGTTGATGGTGAAAGAAAAACTTCGGAAGGATTGGTAAGAAGAAGGGAAGCAGAAGCTTTACTTTTTGAGTCTAAAGATTGGACAAAAATTTAATGGCTCTAAGTAAGAAACAATCAAAAAAATTAGGTTCTTTATTATCAATAATGTGTAAAGAAGAAATTCCAGATTTTATGCTAACAAATCTTATCAATGAAGGTTATGTAGAACTTCATGGAAATGCCAATTATAAATTGACATTAAAAGGTATTGATGAAAGAAGGCGTTTATCAACTTTGGCAGGATTAAACATAACTTATACATCTGAAAAAAATATAGATCAACAAATTAAAGAAAATCTTTAAATATCAAAAAAACTAGGGAACATAAAATACTCATTCCTAAAATTACAAAATAAAAAGTTATTAAATCAAATAATACATACATAGTTAGAAGAAAATTTTAGCATAAAATATTCCAAACAAGGTTTATTTAATTTTATCTTTTTGATATATTTAAAAATTACACGAAAAAAAAATGTCTATTGAAATGATGAACAGTGCATGGAACACTGATAATTTAACTCCAACAAAAAAACTGATTCTACTTTTACTTGGTAGCTATGCTGATGAAAATCATCAATGTTATCCATCCCATAGACATATTGCAAATAAAATAGGTCTTAAAGATACAAAGGGAGTTCAAAGGACTATTCAAGAATTTGAAAAATTAGGATATTTGAAAATAGAAAGAAGAAAAAAAGAAAATGGAGGATATACATCTAATAAATATACTTTGTTATTGCCTATGGGTGGTAAAACCCATAGGGGGCGTAGAAGGGATAGTGAGGGGGCTGAGAACCCTGTTAATACAAAAGAAGAAACTAAAACAAATAATATTAAAAAAGAGATTTTTTATAGATCATCCTTTGAAAAATTTTATGAAATCTATCCTAAGAAAGTAGGAAAAAAGAAAGCTTTTGAATCTTTCCATAAAATAAAAGAATCAGAAATTGAAAAAGTTTTAATAAAAATTGAAGAGTATGCTGTTACAGTAAAAGATAAAATTGATATTCAATGGATTCCTAATCCAGCTACTTGGCTAAATCAAGAAAGATGGAATGATGATCTTAATTATATTAAAGATCATAAAAGAGATTTTAAGCTTAATAGATCCTCAGACTGGGCGAAGGATTTAGACTAGTCAATATTGAAGAAATCGTTTGGCTCTACATTACCTTCTGTAATAAAAAATAGTAATTCCATTTCTTTCTTTCTTGGAATGCGTATTCCAGTCACCCATTTAGCTAATGTAGATTGAGGTATTTTTATATTCTGTTTCTTTTCAACATAATCAACAAATTGTTGTTGTGTAAAATTATTATTGCTGAGATATTCTTTAAGTTTCATTTCATATTTCCAAATATGAATTATAGCAATACTTGAGTGAATTTCAATTCCATATAAGGAAATTTATTCCAATAAAGGTTGACATTCTTAATTTAGTCTTTAAAATTTATTAGAAATATTTGAAAAGGAGAAAAAAATGAGTAGTAATAATCCATTCTCTAACTTTGACATAGATCACTTGTCAGCTTCATCACTTAATACATATATCAATGATCCTTGTATGTTTATAATCAGATATCTATTCAAACACAAAGGAACTGGAAATCCAGCTATGTGGCGTGGATCTATAGTTGATGAAATTATTGGAGAAATGCTAATTGATAAAAGAAATCTAAAAAATGAAACATTAATTAAAAGGGCAGAAAAAAGATTGCAGGGATTATACGAACATTGGAAAAAAGAAATTACAATAGATGAAGATAAATACTATAAAGAAAAATCTAATCTTTCACGATATCTAGAAGTAGCTATTCCTTTTTATAAGCAATTAGGAAAGCCAAAAGATTATCAAAAAAAAATAAGTTTGCAATTAGAATCAATTCCGATTGAAATTATTGGCTATATTGATTTGCAATATGAAGGAATTTTGAGGGATATTAAGACCGTTGGTCGCATGCCTTCTAATGTTCCTGATTCTGTTAAACGACAATTAAGTATATATGCTGTTGCTGAAAATTCAGAAGCTTTAGTAGATTATATTTTTGCTAGTCCAAAAAAAACAGAAATTAAGGTGATGAAGATAGAAAATATCAAAGAGCATTTAATAGTGGTTGAAAAAGTTGCTATTGCTGTGATGAATCTTTTATCTTTTTCAAATGATAAATATGAAATAGCAAAACTATTCTATCCGAATTTTGATTCATGGATTTGGTCAAATAAGGAAGATATAGAATTTGCTAAATCAATTTGGAGTTAAAAATGAAATTAAATGATGTTATAAATGAAATTGCTTTACTGGCAGATACAGATAAAGTAAATATTAAGGGTAAATTCTATACGACAGTAGATAAGAGATTACAATTATTTCGCAGAGAATTTGGTCTAAATGCAAATATCCAAACTAATATACTACATAACGATTTGGAAAGAGTATTAGTTCAAGCAATTATTATCGTTTTTGTTGATGGAGACTGGAGAGAAGTTGCTAGAGGATATGCTGAAGAATTTAGGGGTAAAAATCTTGTCAATCAAACTTCTGCAATAGAAAATTGTGAAACTTCTGCTATTGGTCGTGCATTAGCTAATCTTGGTTTAGGTGGTGGAGAATATGCAAGTGCTTTTGAAGTGCAAAATGCAATTAATAATAAACCCAAAGCACCTGATTTAAAAGATATGTATGTTCTTAGAAATGAAAAAGATACTGTTTTGACAGTTGCAGATAATGAAAAGAGTTTCTTAAATGATTTAAGAACTTTTTTAAGTGAGCCAGAATCCCAAGAATGTAAAAATCTTTATGATATAAATAAAGAAGTCATTTCTCTTGCTTTGAAAAACAGTAAAGGTGATTTGAAAAAGAGTTTTCAAACGGTAACTGATTTATTTTCAGGATCTTAAATTTTATAATGGATCTGCCAAGATATCTTAAAAATAAATCTTTAAAAAAGCTTACTCTTGATGATTGTGTTTTCTTAGTCCTTTTTAAAGCTTACCAGCGTGGAAATTGGCTAATGTTACATGAAATTCAGGAAAAAATTTTTAATACTTATCAAAAAGAATTTGGAACCAAATATGCTGAATTAAATAGATATTATGGAACACCAACTGTTTCAGCAAGTGTTAGAAATATGAGAAAAGACTATTGCAGAGAAAGATATGAATTATTTAAGTATGGTGAGGTAATTTTTAAAAGAAGAAGAAGGCCAAGTAAAGGTTATGAGTATAGGATTCAATTAAATGATCATAAATTCTAAATTAGTAGGCAATACTATTAATATTGGCTCAACAAATATATCAACTACTGGAACTGCGATAGATATTGGAATTGATGGAACACCAACTGTTTCAATTAAAAATTTTGAAAAAAAGAAACATCTCAAGTGTCTGGAATTGTTGGAAAAAAAATTTAAAAATTATAAACCAAAAAGAATACATAAAAAAAATATTATGTTTAATGAATATTTTAGAAAATCTGTTTATATATTATTTTTCAAAAGCAAAATTGTTTATATAGGTCTTTCTGATTGTCCTTATGGAAGAATTAAACAGCATAAAGATAAGATATTTGATCAATTTAGGATTTTGCATGGAAAAAAGGAAAGAATTCCTTTTTGGGAAAAAAAATTAATTAAAATGTTTCAACCAAAATATAACAAACAATATAATAATAGGAGAAAAGAAAATGGAAAATAAATTTGTTTTATTAGAAGGTCAAGGCTCAATGTTTAATGAGTCTAATTGTCAGGTAATTCAATCTGGAAAAATGCTTATCAACGGCAAAGAAAGATACGCAAAAATAATAAAATTCACTAATCCAACTGGAGAAGAAAAGTTTGAATTAGTATTTTCTGCTGGTCTTTTGAAGAATGTTGAATTTGAGAAAAGTAAAGATGGATTTCCTGATTTAAAAGGGCTTGTTAATATAAATTTTGAAAATCTTAAAACTTACGAATTTGCGGCTTGGCATAAAAGATCAGCAAGTGGAACTACTTGGACCAGTACAAAGTTGCGTGAACACAAATTCAAAGATAAAGTAGATCAAAATACAAAAGGAGAAGATTTAAGCTTTGAAGAAAAATTCAAACCGCCGTTCTAAGAGATACGAAAACAAGGAACATTTAAAATATGTTGCTCAGCATAAATGTTTTATTACCAGAGCAGGATATTATAGTTGCGACGGCCCTATACAAGTTCATCATCTATTAAAACCAAGCGATGGAAAAAGAGGATGGAGTCTGAAAGCTGGCGATGATCAAACTATCCCCTTATGTATGTTTCATCATAGCCAGCTTCACACTAAATTCGGTAATGAATTTAAGTTTTTAAAACATTATGGATTTAAAGAGGATGCTGCTCAAAAATATGCAAAAATCTTATTTGAAAGAAGTCAAATAGATAACGATCTACCTTTTTGATTTAAAATGATTTTTATTATTTATTCCAAAAAAGGTTGACTTATCACTCAAAATCCCTAAAATAAAATAATATTTAATTGAAAAGGAGAAAAAATTGAAAGAATATCAAACTAAATATTACATATCCACTGGGCAAACCGATGAATCCTTAGATGTCTTTTATACACTAAGGCGTGTTTATTGGGATGATTGTCATGTTAATTCTGATGGTGCATGGACTACTGTTAAAAAATTATATCATTCTCATGTGAAAAATTTATCTACTAATTTTGATAAAGCTAAAATTAATGCTCAGCAATATATTGATCAAAATTATACTGATACTTTAAATCTTATACTGGATTTTTCAAAACCAGAATGTTCTGAAAATGAATGGGGTATCGGAAGTAATGGAGAAAAGGTTCAACATGAAAATAAGCAAAACATTTCAGCTATTAATTTATTTGAGATGTTTAATAAATGGCAAAACCTTGAATGGGTTGAGAGCATACCTGATTCAGAAGAAAGACAAAATTTCTCAGGAGTTGTTTTAGGTACTAAGTGGGAAGAGTCTCAATGGGGTGATACTCTTAAAATGTTATTCAAAGATGAAAATTTACAAGGTGCAAAAGTTTCGTTTGATGCACTTGTATCAAGATCAAAGGATGATGCACATTTTGGTTTCTTTAAAAGACCTACAAAAGCACAGGAGATTCAGTAATGGGAGAAATGAAAAGAAAAGAATATATAAGGATATCAAAAAAAGATGTTTATTTTATAAAAGAAACTTTAGGACAATCAGCTATTATGAAAAATTTCAAGATTGTTGCAACTTATAATGATTTTGAGAAAGCATTTAATAGATATTTAAGAAATAAAAAAAATGGCATCAGAACGATAATTACAGTTAGAAAAGATGGCCAAAAAAATAATATTGGACTGGGAGAAGTTGATCATGTCTGAATATGTTTATTATGTAGAATATTTTTGTAAAGAAGAATATGAAGCTCGTTTTAAAAGATACAAAGAATATGAAAGAAAAAAGTTTAATAATATTCTAACTAGAAAACAATTTGAAGAAGATGGTGAAAATTTCTATGATTCTTATGAATGTACTGAAGATTATATTGATTTTGATGAAGCTGAAGAAATTGCAAAAAAGCTTAGTTTGGAGACTGGAGAACAAACTTTTATGCGTGCTGGTTGGTTGACGCCTAGCAATATAAAATATGCACCACCCGATTTTGAAGCAGATGTAAATTATTTTAAAACCTTTGAGGGGGGGGAAGAATTAACATGAAATATAAATATAAAAAATATGTAGGATATAACGATATTTTTGATAGAGTTGAATCTATCGTAAAGCTGGCCCCAAACAAAAAAGATATGATAATTCAGCTAGAAAATTTTCGTTTAGAACTTGATGAAATTGTAAGTGCTAGAGAAAATATTGAATAATATTTTGAGTGTGGTATTTTTTGTATAAAAATAGATCATTCAGTATAATTAGAAAGGGAGGAGATTATGAATTTCTATCAAAAGTCTTTGGAATTTATTTTTGATGATAAAGTTCCTTATAGTATAAATGAGGAAAGATTTTCAAAATTTATAAGATTGAATCTTGAACGCATATCAAAAAAAGAAGTAGATGAAGAAGATATCAAAAATCAATTTAAAAAAATGTATGGCTTTAAGAGATTACAAGAAAAAATATTTCAATGACACAATATACAGATAAAGTTTTAGAAAGAAAATTAAGACTTGAGCAAGAAGCTAAAGGAAAAGAAATAGCTTACATTGAAGGAAGAAACGGAGTTCTAAAAACAAAATATCGTAACGGCATCACCAAATACGAATATAGGAATACAAAAACGATAAGAATTTATTGTGATATTTGTAAACAAGATGTTGATATTAAAGATATAGCTAATCATCACGATTGCATATAAAAATTCCCTTATGGAATATTTTATGTATAATTTGAATTGTGAAAGTAGCAAACTTAAAAATATCAGAAGTAAAACCTTATAAAAGCAATCCAAGAATCAATGATGATGCTATTGAAATTGTAGCTAAATCTTTAGAAGAATTCGGTTTTCAACAACCTTTAGTTTTAGATAAAAATAAAGAAATTATAGTCGGTCATACAAGATTATTGGCTGCTAAAAATCTAAAAATGGAAACAGTTCCATGTGTAATCGCAGAAAATCTTTCAGATGAAAAGATAAAAGCTTACAGAATCATGGATAATAAATCCGCTCAATATGCTTCTTGGAATTATGGATTATTAACAAAAGAACTCCAAGATTTATTGGATTCAAGTTATGATTTAGATTTTACTGGATTTACCGAAGAAGAAATTTCTGAATTGGATCTTGATTTTGGTTTAGAAGAATTTGAACCACCAATAGATGAAGATGAAGTTCCAGAAATAGATTTTTCTATAGTAGAAGAAAATGATATTTGGATATTAGATAAACATAAATTATATTGCGGAGATTGTACAAATGAAGAAAGTTATAAAATTCTTTTAAAAGATGTAGAACCAAATATGGTTTTTACTGATCCCCCTTATGGTATCAATTACGAATATAATACTCATAAAGATCAAGAGGGAGACGAATATTTACAATTTTGTGATAAATGGTTTTCCTTGCTTCAAAAATATGCTCCATCTTTTATATTCTTAACAGCTGGTTGGAAATACAATAATTTTTGGTTAGAAAAAAATCCAACAGATATTTTTTATTGGCTAAGTAGAAATAAACAATCTGGCGGAAAACTTTCACATTTTAGGAAAGTAGAACCTATATTTCTTTGGGGTAAAAATAAAAATAAATATAATTTAGATTTCTTTGATTTCAATTCTGATAGGTTAGATGGCTTAAGAGATCACCACACTTGTCCAAAACCTGTGAGATTCGTTGAAGAAGCTTTAACTGCTTTTGATAAAAATTCAATAGTTTTAGATACTTTCGTAGGATCAGGCACAACCATAATAGCAGCAGAGAAAAGAAAGCAGATTTGTTATGCGATGGAGATAGATCCTACATATTGCGATGTAGTCATAGAAAGATGGCAACAATATACTGGTAAAAAAGCATATAGATTACATGATGAAATTTATTTTGATGATCTGAAAGAAAACCAAAAAGAGGAAAATCAAGCGATTGCTAAAGCAGATGATTTGATTGAAAAAGAATTACAATAAATTACAAAAAATGGCAAATAAAAAGTCAAAATATAAAAAAATTACTCCAACTCTAAAGCAAAAATTAAAGATACTATATACGCAAGGTGATCAGGATGAACAAGGGATTCGGACAATCTATACTATTGAAGAATTAGCAAAAGATAATAAATTATCAAAAAATACACTGTATAAACTTGCACAAAGAGAAAATTGGAAATTTGAACAAGAAAAGTTTCAAAAACAATATGAAGAAAGATTAGAAAATCAAAGAATTCAAGAATTTGCTAAAGAAGCTAAAAAATTTGATTCCGTTTCTCTTAATATTGCAAAAGCACTTTTAGCAAGAGTTGGATCCATAATAAGAGAAGCCCAAAATACATCTATAAAAGAATTTACTCCCCAACAAATGGATGCTCTTGCTAGAGCAGCTTTAAATACTCAAAAATTTGCTAAACTTGCTTTAGGTGAATCTACAGATAATATAAATATCAATGGAAAAATTGAACAACAAGAAACTTTCGCAAGAGCTATGGAATTGCTTGATCACATTGAAAACAGCAGAAGCCGAAGCAGTAAGAATACGCACTGATTGGCTACAAAAAGCAAGAGAAAAGCAATTACAACCTAAAAAAGAACATTTTATATGGCTAATTCTTGCTGGGAGAGGATGGGGAAAAACTCTAACAGGTGCTCAAGATTTAGCTTTGTACGCATTAAGAAATCCAAATTCTAATTGTGCTGTATTAGCACCTACACATGGAGATTTAAGAAGAGTTTGTTTCGGTGGGCCAAGTGGATTAGTTAATATAATACCGAAAGAATGTTTTGAAAATTCATCAAATAGAAAAGGATTTTCAGCAAGTGTTTATGAAATGCGTTTATTCAATGGCTCAAAGATAACTGGATTTTCAGCACAAGAGCCAGATAGACTTAGAGGACCTCAATTTCATAGAGCATGGTGTGATGAAATAGCCGCTTGGCAATATCCAGAAACTTTTGATCAATTAATGTTTGGATTAAGATTAGGAGAAAATCCTCAATGTGTGATCACAACTACACCTAAACCTAATAAGATAATAAAGGATTTGATATCAAGAGAAGATGTAATAATTACAAAGGGAAACACTTTTGAAAATGCTGATAATTTAGCAGAATCAGCTTTATCTATGTTAAAAGAAAAATATGAAGGAACAACTTTAGGCAGACAAGAATTATATGCTGAAGTTGTAGAAGATATTGATGGTGCTTTATGGAAGCAAGAATTAATTGATAGAAATAGATTAGATATAGATACAGAAAAAGAATTATCTAAGATAGTTGTTGCGATAGATCCAGCAGTTACAGCTAATAAAAATAGTGATGAAACTGGTATTTTAGTTGTAGGCAAAGACTTCAATGGAAATTTTTATGTGCTTGAAGATTTATCAGGAAGGTATTCTGCTGAAAAATGGGGTAGAATAGCAATAAATGCTTTTTATGATTGGGATGCCAACTATATTATTGCGGAAACAAATAATGGTGGAGATTTAGTAGAAAGGTTGATTAAAAACATAGATGCTAATATTCCATATAGAAGTGTAAGAGCAACAAGAGGAAAGATTTTGAGGGCAGAACCAATACAAGCATTATATGAAAGAGATAAAGTTTTTCATGTTGGTATTTACAGACAGTTAGAAGAGCAAATGTGCAGTTATACAGGGGAAACTAATACTTCGCCTGATAGATTAGATGCTTTAGTTTGGGGTTTAACTGAACTAAGTAAATCATCAGGAACAGCAACTTGGAGAATAAGCTAATGGCTGATAATAGAAATATATTTCAAAGGATTTTCAACTTGAATCCTAATCAAAGAACATAAAATGATGGGATATTTTGGAGTCGGAACTTCAGAAGCAAAAACTTATAACTATCAACAATTAGCAGAAGAAGGTTATCAAAAAAATGCCATAGTTTATCGTTGTGTGAATGAAATAAGCAAAGGAGCAAGTGCTGTTCCCTTTATATTGAAAGATGGCGAACAGATATTACAAGAACATCCGCTAATAGATTTATTAAATAGACCTAATCCATTACAAAGCTATTCTGAATTCTTTAATAGTCTTTATGGTTATATTTTATTAAGTGGAAATGCTTATATTTTAAGAGTCGGCAGTGATATGGGTATGCCAAGAGAACTTCATCAATTAAGACCAGATAGGATTGAAGTCAAAGGAAAAGGAAACGCTATTCCTGAAAAATATGTTTACACTATTAATGGAAGAAAAAAAGCTGAATATGTCGTTGATCAAGAAAACGGATTTAGTGAGTTAAAACATGTAAAGCTTTGGAATCCGTTAAATGATTATTACGGTCTATCCCCCTTAAATGCAGCTGCAGTTGAAATAGATCAATTTAATATGTCAAATAAACATAATGTAAATCTTTTAGAAAACGGAGCAAGACCTAGTGGAGCCATTATATTTAAACCACAAGATGAAGCAGGTTTTGATGTAAATTTAACGGAAGCCCAAAGACAGCAATTATTAACTGATTTAAATAATAGATTTCAGGGAACAAATAATGCTGGCAGACCATTATTATTAGAAGGTGATTTTGATTGGCGTGAAATGGGGTTAAGTCCAAAAGATTTAGATTTTGCTAGATTAAAACACATGTCAGCAACCGATATAGCTTTATGTTTTGGTGTTCCTTCTCAACTTGTTGGAGTTCCAGATGCTCAGACTTATGCAAATGTAGCTGAAGCTAGATTAGCTTTATACGAAGAAACGATCATTCCACATTTAAGAAAAATAGCAAGTGATTTGAATGAATGGTTAGTGCCAATGTTCGGAGAAAATTTACATTTAGAATTTGATATTGATTCAATTCCAGCATTATCCGAAAGAAGAAAGAAAATTTATGAAAATGTAACTTCCGCTGTTCGTGAAGGAATTATGACAAGAAATGAAGCAAGAAAGATTGTCGGTTTAGAACCAATAGATGGAGCAGACGGTCTTTATATTTCAGCAAATTTATTTCCATTGAATGAAGAAGCTGTTCCAACACCTGAAGTAAATGATAATGAAGAAGATGAAAAAGATTACGAAGATTTCATGGAAGATGAAGAAAAAGATGAACATATAACTAATTTTCCAAAACGAGGAGAAAACAAAAAAATATCTTTAAGAAATAGTAATTATCCTCAGTTTGATTATGAATTTGCAAGAAATGTTAAAGATGATGGCCCCTCAAAAATTTGGTTAGCAGGTGGAAATATAAGAGGTAATGATGCTTTCATTTTATGGGGAAGAGCCAGACAAGGATCTGAGACAACAACTGTTCTTAATTGGATTAAAGAGAGAGAAGCTTGGGCTGCTCGCCATAGTGTAAGGGATGGAAATCAGTTTGCTGATGGAACATTAGAACCCAATCTTTCAAATGTTGCTGGTGTTGTATCTCTTATTAAATGGGGAGTAATCAATCCAAAACTGGGTGAACAAGGGATGAAGGATGTAATATTAGAATTGACAAAAAAATTAGAAGGGAAAAAAGATTATTTGGATCTTCTAAAGAATAATGATGTTTTAATTGATATTACAGAAAAACAATTAGCTGATGTAAAACAAGTTTCTGCAAAAGTAAAAGAAGCATTAAAAAATAAAGTTGAAGAGCATAATGAAAAATATGGGGATGATCCAACAAAACGAGTAACTCTAAGGACACTTGAAGCAGTATTTCGTAGAGGAGTTGGGGCGTACAATACATCACCTTCTTCGGTTCGCCCCGCAGTTAGAAGGCAAGGTGGTGCTGATCGCTGGGCGTACGCACGCACGAACAGCTACTTATTTGCTTTGAGAACAGGTCGCTTTCAGGGCGGAAAACACGATACAGATTTATTTCCAAAAGGACATCCTCTATCTTCTAAAGAATGAGAAAACTATTAAGAAAGCAGCTTTATAAACCTGAAGCTCGCAGAATTAATACACAATCCGAAGTCAGAAAAAGAGGCATTTTAAATAGAAATTTAGCTAGAACTCTTAATAGGAAATTGATAGATGTTTTCAATGAATTTGGTAAAAAAGAAACAAAGAAATTCCTTGAAAGTAATGATTTCAATTTAGAACAAGCCCAAAAAAATCTCTATCAAAAATTAGTTCCAATATTAGAAAACCATTATAGAAAAATTGTAAGGATAATATTTCGCAATAATGAAAAAAAATATGGATTTGATAAAAAAGAAGATGTTTTAGTTTTTGGAAGAAATGTTTCATTAGATCAACAAATAAAAAGATTCTTACAAGAAAGAGGATTAGTAATATTTAGTGGCATGTCCTTAACTATGTCAAAAAGATTAAGAAATATTATTGCTAAAGAATTTGAATCTGATAAAAGTTTACCAGAAATAGAGAAAGCAATTATCAAGCAATTCTCTTTTGTTTCAAGGACTAGAGCCGCACTTATTGCCAGAACCGAAACATCTACTGCTCTTGGAAAAGCAGATAATGATTATCATAAATTATTAGCTACTGATACTGGAATTTATATGAAAAAAACTTGGGTTGCTGTAAATGATGGAAGAACACGTGATGGTCATAGAGAAACAAGTAATAAATATCGTAATGATCCTATAGATATTGATGCTGATTTTGATGTAATTGGGCCAAAAGGAATAAAAAAAATGGGTTTTATTGGAGATCCAAGAGGTGGCCCTGAAAATGTAATAAATTGTAGATGTGTTATAAGTTATATAAGTGCTGATGATATTGTTGATGAAGAAGATTAAAAGTCTGT